GATATTCGTTTAAAAGAAAATGTTAATCCTATTCCAAACGCTTTAGAAAAAGTAAATCAAATTAGTGGTAACACATATGATTGGAAAGAAGGATATGAAGAAATTCATTCTCATAAAGGAAATGATATTGGGGTAATTGCGCAAGAAGTTGAAGTAATCCTTCCTCAAATTGTAACAAATAGAGATAACGGATTCAAAGCAGTTCAATATGAAAAAATTATTCCATTATTAATTGAAGCAATAAAAGAATTATCGGCAAAAGTTGATAGATTGGAAAATAAATAGATATTTATAATGAGTTACTGATAACAAATAAAATAATTAATCGTACTAAAAAAAAGGTAAACTAAATGGCACTTAAATTTAGACGTGGGACAACCGCACAAAAATCAGGTTCGTTAGCATTCGGAGAACCATATGTGAATACCACATTGGGAACATTACAAATCGGACTTGATACAGGTGATGTAACACTTTCCGCATTAGGAACAGGAAGTAATATAGCAGTAAACGATATCACAGCAAGTGGTAATGTTAGTGTTGCTGGAAACGTTTCAGTTGCAGGACAACTTACAATTGGTGACCAAACATCGGACACTATAAATGTTGTAGCATCATTAAGTTCATCTCTTATCCCACAAACTACAAATGCATTTGATTTAGGCTCTGCAACTAAAATTTGGAGAGATTTATATATTTCAACAGGTTCTATTAAATTTGTAGAAGGTTCAACTGTTGTAAAAACATTAAGCCCATCAACATTAACTGCATTAGAAAATGCAACAGGCAGTTATGCATCTACTGGTTCAAATACATTCCAAAATAATCAAATAATTAGTGGAAATATTAATTTAACTGGCAGAGTTGTTGCAGGATTGGCTGTAAGTGCTAGTGGATTAAACATTGGAAAAACTGATGGAAACGTTCAAATTGAATTAATTAATTCAACAAATGGTAGAGGATTCCATTTAATGTCAAGTAACGGAGATTCGTTTTCTATACATAATCCACAAACAGGTTTAAGCACATTTAGAATTGATTCGGGTTCACAATATCATTCACATTTTTTTGGAAATGTCAATGTTTTAACAGGTTCGGTAACGGCTGTTAGTTTTACCGGTTCAATTGGAGCAACAAATGGTGTTGTATCCGGTTCTTCTCAAATTGTTTCAATTTTAAGTTCATTAAACTCATTTAGTGCATCTAATGGTAATACATCATTAAATACTTATACAGGTTCTAATGATACAACAAATACTGCACAAAATAGTAGATTAACAAATTTAGAAAGTGCAACTGCAAGTTTAAATATTTCGGTAACAAATATTAATTCATTTACTGCATCTACATTAGGACATATAGCTGATATTAACTCTAAAACGGGTTCATATGCTAGAACTAATAGTATAAACGTATTTACTGGTAATCAAACTATTACTGGTTCATTATATGTTTCACAAGATTTAGTAGTAGCAGGTTCTTCATCTATTCAAAACATTAGTTCTTCAAATTTAGTAATTGGAGCAGCATATGTAACTTTAAATACAAACTCTCCATCATCTAGATTTGCGGGATTATTGATTATAGATAGTGGTTCAGCTGGCACATCAGGTTCAATATTATATGATGCAGTTGATGATGAACTTTTATTTATTCATAAAGGAAATGGAACAAACGTAACATCATCTCATTTTTTATGTGGTCCTGAAACATACGATAACGTAGGTAATGAAATTTATTTAACTAAAAATAGAGTATTAAAAGGTGGTGGATATGAGCATTTGGCTGATTCAAATATTAATGATGATGGAACTACTATTTCATTAAACGCAAATACGGTAGTAACTGGTTCATTAAGAGTATCAAATGGTATCAATGGAACAATCAACGCATTTAACGGAGTAGTATCGGGTTCATCTCAAATCACAGGTATTTCAAATGCACAATTAACAAATAGTTCAATAACAATTGCAGGAACATCAACTGCATTGGGTGGAGCAATAACCGCAGAACAAATAAGAACTGCAATCGGTACTGTTGTAACGGGTTCATCTCAAATCACAGGTATTTCAAATGCACAATTGACAAACTCTTCAGTAACTGTAACAGCAGGAACTGGTATGAGTGGAGGTGGAGCAGTTTCATTAGGTAGCTCAATTACATTAACAAATGCCGGTGTAACTTCAAACGTAGCAGGAACAGGTATTTCAGTAAGTGGAGCAACGGGAGCAGTAACAATTACAAATAGTGGTGTAACATCGGCAGTAGCTGGAACGGGTGTAAGTGTAAGTGGAGCAACTGGAGCAGTAACAATTTCAATTGGACAAGCAGTAGCAACTTCATCAAATGTTCAATTTAATTCATTGGGTATTGGTATGGCAGCATCGGCAACCGCTGGTAGAATTGATGCAACAAATGATATCGTAGCATACTCATCTTCTGATATTCGTTTCAAAGAAAACATTACTCCAATTGAAAACGCATTGGAGAAGATTTCTAAAATTAGTGGTAACACTTATGATTGGAAAGAAGAAAACAAAATTGAACACGGATACGAAGGAAACGATGTGGGTGTAATAGCACAAGAAATTGAAGCAGTATTACCACAATTAGTTCAAACTCGTGAAAACGGATACAAAGCTGTTAAATACGACAAATTAGTAGCATTATTAATTGAAGGTATTAAAGAACAACAAACACAAATTCATTCTTTAACAATCGAAATTGAAAAGTTAAAAGAATCAAAAGGTTTATAATTAATGTACGATGTTTACTACACCACCGCTGGTGGGCCTTGGTTTAACAGCGGCGCAGATATATGGGTAACAAATTGGATAAAAGAAGTGGCACCTCATTTAGAAATGAAGCCACTTCTTCTTTTCCATAGACATAAACCCCAAAATTACGAAGAATTTCCGATTGATATTGACCATATTTGGGAAACATCCGAAGATAAAATCATAAAAATATTAGAAGGTGCAAGAAGGATACACATATTGCATGGTCATTATACTCCAACCAGAGCTATTCATCAAAATTTGGAAAAAATTAATTCAATTGTTTTCCATAATTTAACCAAAGTGTCTTTGATGGCACAAATGGATAAAGATGAATATTTACATTGGTATGGTAATTGGGAATATGAATCTGAATTAATTGATAAAATTAAAAATAAAGTTTGGGTAGGATTATATCATTTCCCATATAAAACGGAAAATTTATACCACATTCCAAATAACTACGAATTTATACAAAACAATCAACTTTCAGAATCCACACAAATTGGATACGCTGCAAGAGTTGAAGGTAGAAAAAATGTAGAATATATGGATGGGTTAGGTGGATACATTTCAACCAATTCAGAAACATTTAATAAATACTATAAAAAGAAATATGGATTCAAATTCGAAAAATCCAAAGTTTACAAATTTGATTACAAATTTAAAGAAAGGTTCTATGGACTTGATTGGGGAATCTCTCATTCTTGCTTTCAGCACGAACCCTTCGGATACGGAATATTTGAGGCAGTTGATTACGGAAAACTTCCCATATTACATGAGAATTGGCATGTTCCACTTGACTATAAGTACAAAGCTAGTGATGCGGCATCATTTAAGAAAACCTACCAAACGATTTGTGAGGATGATTACAAAACCCGTAAAATCGAATTTGAAAAACTTAAAAATTGGATGATAAATAACTTTTCAAATAAAGATGTATGGAAAGATAAACTTTTAGATATTTATAACGGAGAATAATACATAAACAATGGCAAGAACAAATTTATCATTAGGTAATTTATATAGAGCAGTAAGTGGTTCAGCAAGAACAACTCAAGCAGTTTCAATCGGTGGATTAGGAGGAGCAGCCGCAAATTCGGCATTTACTTCATTCGCAATCGATTCTGTAACTGTAAACGTACCAACATACACTTATATAGTGGAAAGTACAACGGAAACTGCAACATTTTCATTTGGAACGGCTGGTTCTTTACATGCAACGAAAGTAGGTAGTGTAGCAGCAAATTATTCAGTAACATTTGATAATGGAAACTTTTCAGTAGGTTCTCCAACATTAGGAGCATCTCCATCGTTTCCAATCACACCTGCTGCAGTTGGAACAACTACATATTCTGAAGCATCTTCGGTTTTATCAATGAAATATCAAGATGGATATAATTTAAATGCAACAAACTATAATACTACATCTACAAAAACTTTATACGCAGTAGATGTTTATAATACAATTAACCAACCTGATTTTTGTTTATTATTTGGTACAAAGGTAACTTTGGCAAATGGTAATGAAATAAATGTTGAAGATTTAAATGTTGGTGATGAGATAAAAGCATGGGTGCCATATGGCTTGCCTGATGAAAGTTTAGATTCTGAATCGGAGCAAACTGAATGGAGATTTTATTATTTAAATGAATTAAGTGGTTCTTTACAAAATGTAACTGTTAATGATTTAACTTTTAATTTTGCAGAAGGATATTTTTCTTTAAATAATGGTTTAATAAATGCAACTCAAACTCACCCATTATATGTTTGGGATAATGAAATTGGTGTATATAAATTTAAAAATATTGGTGATATTTTAATTGGAGATAGATTGATAATGCAAGATGAAACGGAAGTAGAGGTTTATGATATAGCAATTATTGAATCTTCAGTTGAAATTGTAACTATTAATGTTGAAAATGCCGACGTGTACGTTTCGAATGGTTTAATCTCTCACAATAAAGGAACAACTACACAACCTTATATCCCTGCAACGGGTTTAAGAATGTATTTAGAACCTGCAAAAACACAATCATTCGCTTCAGCTACATTACCTGCAACAGGTACGCCAGCAGTTGATATGTTAGATATGAGTGGATATGGTACAGGTGTTAGACCTGGATTACAATCGCCTTTAACATTAGCAAGTGGTAACCCATCATATAATAATGGTGCAAGTAGAAAAGAAAGATATTATTCATTCAACGGAACATCTAATCTATTCTATAAAGATATTACATCAAATATTAATGGTGGTATAACTCAATTTAATACAAATACGGGTACAATTCACGTTTGGGTTAGACCTACAACAACATTAGGTACAACTACAAGACACATTTTTGATTATGCAGGATTTTATGGTTTAGCAATTGAATCATCAAATAGTTCTACATTAGATAGAGTAAAATTCTATGGTAGTACATTAGGAAATAGTGCACAATTAACGACTTCATTATCATCGAATGTTTGGTATATGATTTCGGCAACCTTCCAACCATCTGGAACTGTAACGGTTTATGTTGATGGAAGTTCGGTAGGAACATTTACAGCAGCCGCATTTTCAGCACCGGCATCTACAAACTATTTAACAATAGGTAGTAATAGTGGTAGAACATCGTTTTGGAATGGACAAATAGGACCTGTATTATTTTATAATTCATTACAAAATAGTACTTCAGTAACACAAACATATAATTATTTCTCTCCAAACTACAAATAAAAACTTTATTGTTTTGGAAATAATTTTTATATTTATATTCAGATTATTTAAATTTTTAAAATTAAGTATATACAATGGCAGACAAAATAGTATCACCAGGTGTTTTTACAAAAGAAAACGACCTTTCATTTTTACAGCAAGGCGTTGCTGATATTGGTGCAGCATTCATCGGACCTTTTAAAGAAGGCCCATTAGTTCCAACAATCGTTAATTCTCAAGCAGAATTTGTAACTTTATTTGGAGCAGTTGATGACACTTATTACACTCCTTTAGCAGTACAATCTTATTTAAAAGAAGCAGGAAGCGCTACAATTTGTAGAGTTGCAGGTATTGGTGGATACACAGAATACGCTCCTTTATTATTAACTTCAGTAACTACATCATCGGTATCAACATCGGTGGGTATTTTATTTAATACTGATACAGAAGCTACATCTTTCACAACAGGTATAACAAACGTGAGTGGTTCTGCATTTGGTGGAGGATTTTTAATCCCATCTGGTTCAGCATTTGGTTCAGCATTAAGTGCATCTTTGAAACCATCTGATATTAATGATATTGAAGCAGTATTTGGAAATAATCCAAAAGGAAGTAAAGAAGTATATGCATACGCATTCTTTACATCACGTTCAGCAGCTTTAGACCATACTAATTCAAACATAACTGCATCTGTGTTAGGTAATCAA